TCTTCATCAACGGATTGAGAAGACATATGTTCTAAATCAACTGCACCAGCTGCTATATGTTCAGAGTTAATAACATCGTCTTGAATGTTGTCACCATCTACGCAATCAGCTGCTAAGTGAGCGTGATCTACACTTCCATCTGTATAGTGTTCTGAGTCGATAGCATCATCTGCTATTTTAGCTCCTGTTACAGCATCAGCACCTAATTTAGCTGTTGTAACAGCACCGTCAGCTATCTTAGCTGTTGCTACTGCACCACTTGCTATCTTAGCTGCACTTACTGTACCATCTCCTGGTGTAGGAACACTTATAGCAGAACCGATTTGTATAATAAATATACTAGCACCAGATCCTGGAGCAGAACTGAATACAATAGTATCAGCATCGGACAATGCAAAACCTTCAGCTGGAGCACTTGTTCCAGTATTAGCTTTCTGTATAACACCATTAACACTAACAATAAGTTGTGCGGCACTTGATACACTAGCTGCACTACCTGATGTACTAGTTTCTTTTAAATCAAATGTTGAGTTAGTAAGTGTAGCAGCATCAGTTGTACCAGGATTGGTCATCACTAGATACTTGAAGTCACCCGTAGATGTTACTTCTTTCCATGCTGAAGTTGATGAATCATAAACCTTCATTTTATCAGCATTAGTGTCATATACTAAATCACCTTCATCATTATTAGATCCAGGTTCTCCAGCATGTACACGATACCTAGCATTAAAGTCATTGATATCATCAGATAACTGTTTAACATCAGATTCAGTTGCTAGTATCTTATGATAATTATAAGTATTACTTGAGCCAGTAGAACTGACTTGCATACCAACACCAGATGCTAAAGTCTCACTATAAAGACTAGAAGGAGCACCATTAATTGTTACTGTTGCTGGTGTACCATCTGTTGTTCTACCTGTTGTGGATACACCACTACCATTAAATACAACGCCTCCAGCATCTGCAATACTAATTACAACTCCAGCGGCTGGTTGACTAGCAGTAGCAGGGAATGCTACTTCTGTAGCTATAACTTCAAATCCACCAATAGGTGATATTTGAGCAGCTACATAATCAACAACAGCTCCAGAAGTAGGAATGTGTGAATCACTATCTGATATAGTTGTTTGCTCACAACCTATCTTAGCAATGGTTACTGAGTCAGCTGCTAGTTTATCTGTAGTTACATTAGCATCTGTTATCTTAGCTGTAGTAACAGCATTAGATGCTAAATTAGAAGCTTCAACTGTAGTACCAGCTATCTTTGCCCCTGTAACCTGAGAATCAGCTATATGTGCTGTATCTATAGATGCATCAGTATAGTGTTCTGAATCTATAGCATCGTCAGCTATCTTAGCTCCTGTTATAGCATCTGCAGCTATTTCAGATGTAGCTATAGTACCACTTGAAGCAGAAGTTATCCTACCTTGAGCATCTACAGTTAGATCAGCTGCAGTATAAGACCCTGCAGTTACAGCTGTATTTGCTAATTTATCTGCTGTTACTTGATCGTCAGCGATGTGAGCTGTATCAATAGAGCCATCAGCATAATGTTCTGAATCTATAGCATCGTCTGCAATCTTAGCACCAGTAACTGCATCAGCGTTAATTTTAGCTGTAGTAACTGCGTTGCTTGCTATATCAACTGCTTCTATAGTACCATCTGCTATCTTAAGACTAGTTACAGCAGCATTAGCTATTTCGTTGGTACCTACAGAATTAGGTGCCATATTCTCTAGTTGTACTGCATCATCAGCTAACTGAGCATTTGTGATAGCATCAGCTGCTATAGCTGTTGTATCTACAGAGTTAGCAGCATAGTGTTCTGTATCTATTGAGTCTGCTGCATAGTGCTGTGAGTCAATAGCATCGTTAGCTATATGAGCTGCATCTATACTACCATCTGTATAATGCTCAGAATCAATAGCATTGTCTGCTATCTTAGCTCCTGTTATAGCGTCTGCATTTATTTTAGCAGTTGTGATAGCACTATCAGCTACATCAGCTGTAGCTATAGTACCGTCTAATATTTTTGCAGACGTAATAGCACCGTCTTTTATATCATTGGCGGTTATTGTCTGCTCTTTTTCTTCCCAAATAGCATATAATGCTTGCTTTTGGTTGTTATTTAAGTCTCCTGCTTTAACTGATGAACCAGCTGCATAAGTAGCTTGTGGATCATATTCTCCACTAACAGTAGATATATCTGTATCACGATAGATCCGTATTGTTGAAGGACTTGAAGGTATATTACCACTAGTAAATACTACATTACCCCCACCAGTTGTTGTATAACTAGTAAGGTTATAATGAGTAGTTACTGTTTTTATTGTTCCATCTACTTCTACTTTTACGTCAGTTTCAGCTAAGGAAGGGAACGAGAAGGCTTTAGTTGCATTTCCATCCCCTGTATAGTCTACATAAGAAGTTGCCATCTTTATTTATACATGTTTATGAGTTCGGAGAAATCTTGTGGGGTAGGCGCCGATGTTCCGTATTGCTTGTAAAGCCTTGCATCTCTTTTAAGTGATTGGTCAGCTTGTATCTTTAATATTTCTGTGCGGGTTCTTATATTTTCCCATGCTTGTTTTTTAATTCTATCAAATAGTTGTTTTATAATTCTATTATGGTAGTAATCTCTAGGTTCATAAGTACCTCTCCTTCCTGAATCCCTATCTCTTTCCATCTCTTCTATAGATGCTATAATTTTAGGATTTTTAGCTAATCTATTTAATTCTCTTATAGGTTTTAAATCACCTATAGCTTTTTGGAATGCTGATCTTATTTGAGGATGATCTGATAAATCAGTGCCATCAGGTGTAGAGTATGTAGATAAACGTAAATCATAACCACTTCTAAATATTAACTTTTCACCAGGTTGACCATCTAAAGCAAACCCCATAGGGTTGAATACCTTAGATAATCTAACAAGGAACTTCCAATCTTTAATAGGTTCACCAGTAAGTATATTATATTTAACAGGTAAAGGTTCCATAGCTAAATGTTCAGTCAAAAGGTTTCTATTTCTTACAGCATTACCAATACTAGAATCTAATTCACGAGTATGAGGACTGAATAATCTACCTAAGTCATTTCTTAAAGCTGACATAGGTACTGTATTATTTATTAAAGAACTACCTACTTGACCCCATTTACCAGGCTGACCACCAAAGGCATCTACCCATAATGACATACCTTGTAAGTATGATTTACTTGCTACACCTTGAGCTATAATAAGGGATATTTTCTGGAATTGCTCTTCTGTCCATTGTTCTCCCATTAAATCACTATAGTCACCTATATCACATATAATTGACCATGTTTGGTTGAATGGTTCAATAGAAGAATAATCTATCCATACATCACCTATTTTAATATGTCTTGGTTTCCAACCAGCATCTAACCATGATTGTCTAGTTTGTCTATCAACAGGACCATTACCAGTTATATTACCAGACATCCAAGACCAAATAGCCATAGAAGTTAAACCAGAACCCATAGCTAACCTACCAGTTTGTAATGCCTTAGCATTAATCAATTCTTGAGGTGTAGTTATGCCATATTTCTGTAAACCTGCCAAATTATCAATGTTAGCAAATGCTATATCATTGAATTCTTTAACAAGGAAATTAAATCCAGGTGTATGTTTAGCAGTTAATGTGAGACCATTAACACCAGTCCGTGCAAAAAGAAAGAAAGGTTTTGCCCATGGATTAGCAGTAAATACATCGTTTAATCCTTTTGAAAATCCAGTTAATTCTTGTGTAAGCGTTACTTCTTTTGATGCAAATTTAGTAGCTTCATCTATTATATTACCATCAGCATCAAATACTTGTCTATAGAAATCCTCTTCATAAACAGACATTAGTGCAGGATTTATATCAGGAATTAATCCTTTACCTTGAGCATCCATAGCAGATAACATAGCTTTCTCTCTCATCTTAGCTCTACCTAATATATACTTAAAGCTATCATCAGTAGCAGCCATAAGTTTTGTAGAGTAAGTTAAGAAACTATTATTATTCCAAGCTCTAGCTTGATTAGCCATAGCAAATAAAGCTCTATCACCAGCTGTAGCCCTACCACTATCTTCAGACCATCTTCTTAATAATTCCCAATTACTATCATCTCTAGTAAATTCTGAGAAACGTGTCTTAATACTAGACACATCTCCACTCCAATAAGAGTCTAACTTAGTTTTAAATATATGGAAACTTTCAGGTATAGCTTGCATCATAGCATTCATTGAAGCTAGACTAGCTCTTACTGTTCGTGTATCTCCAGTAAAAGGTAAACGTGCTGTAGCTCCTAAGAATTGAGATAAAGGTCTAAGGAAGGTAGCCGTAGCTGTACCCATAATAGCTCTTGCTGGAGTTTTAGGTCCACTCAAGACACTATGTACCATCATACCTTCTAATTCTCTAATTAAAGCACCAGTTCTATTTGGGCCATTAGGATCAATTTGTCCACCTCTAATCATCTTCCTAGCCCATGCATCAAAATCATCTAGATTATTGACAGTTTTCATGGATGAGAATAATTCAAATGCTGCGTACAGTAAATCATCATTATCATCATCTTTGGCTATTTGTAGAATACTTAGGATAGCATCTTTAGTATCAGCCATATCAGCTAATACTGCTTCTTCCACAGCTGCTCCTCTTTTACCAGCACCTATAGATCTAAACGAATCTGAAGACCATGCTCTAGCTCGTTTAACTTCAGTCATAGCAGTCATCATTGTATCGAAGATCTGCTTAGTTGGACCGTCATTATCTATTAAGTTGACAAAATCTTTCAGCTCTCTACCAGCTATTCCGTTATCCCTAAGTTGTTTTAAAAGTGTACCTACTACTAAATCTCCTGCTACTATATTTTTAGTAGTCCAGGTTTCTATTGTTTCAACGACATTACCAGCATCATCAGTTATATCATACTTAATTGATGAACGATACATTTCCTCAAGAAACTCTTCAGGTGTCATGTCAGCTGCGTTCCTACCAAGAGTCATTCTCTGGTGTGATGCAATAGCATCTCCAAATACATCCATCATGGTTTGTCTACCAGCTTTTATGTCAGCTATTGTTTCTTGATACTTAGTATCACTCATTAAACTTTTAAGTACTTCATCAACTATTTCCTCTGTCATACGGCCTTCTTCTGCTACACGTTGTCTCATCACAGGTGTTGTTACAGAACCTGTTGAACCATCTTCTGAGCCCCAATCTTCTCTTGTTTTCTTTAATTGTTCCCTAGCCTTAGCTGGAGGAACTTCAGACATATGGGCTCCTTGATGTGGTTCAGCTATTGGTCTATTTTTACTAGCACCAAATTCATTGTGTCTTAATTCTTGTAAACCCTTTCTAAATGTTTGTTCATCTATACTAGCATTTCTTGAAGATACTGCATCAGCTGCTGACTTACCACCTTTACCTAATAAATAAGTAGCACTATCAAAGATAAGACCTATGCCCATACCTTCGACGATATTCTTAAATTTCATCCACGCAGGATGGTCTGTATCTTTTGTAGTTAATGGTGTATCTATAAATCCATATCTATCTCTAAGCATTCCTAAAGCATTATGCCCATCGGATTCTTTAGAAATTAAATCACTAGCAGCACCTACAGCAGAAGCTCTAAGTAAACTATTCGTACCTAAAGCTGCAATACTAATACCTGTTCTAGCTGCTGTAACTTTAGCAGCTGGTATAATAGCTGCTGCCATAGTACCAAAATGGACAACACCTCTAAGTAATTTACCCCACCAAGTATGTGTTATGATAGGGTTATTGTAATCTGTAAAAGGACTGAATTCAGGTCTATAAAAACCTTTCTCTTCCTTTTCTCTCTGCATTTCGCCAGAGACCATATCTATAGCACGTTCAGGGAAAGTAGCTATAGAAGAAGCTGTGTCTTGTATACCACCTGTTACTACTGATTCTAACTCTTTAGCAACTCCTGCAAATCCTCCACCGCCTTCTTTTAATCTAGGATCCTTCTCTTGAGCTGAAAGAGTTTTTTCCTCTTCCAGCCTTTGAGTATCTAGTTGATCTAGGGGGAGATTATTTGCATCATAATCTTTAAAGGTTTCAGCACGTTCAGCTGTAGATTGCTCTTCTGGTACACCAAAATTTGAATCTGTCATAATTATTTTAATCCAATTTCATTAAGTATAACACTGCTTAAACATAGTGGGTTGTTAAAACCAGTTGTAGTAGGTATGTTTATATAAGGTAAGATTTCTTGTAATGATTCATTATCTAGATAAACATTTGAACAAGATGCATTGGTAATACCCATATTATTTAATGAGTTATTTAGTTTTCTAAAGCGTATAAAAGAATATATTTTCTTCTGTGCTTTTTCATCTAGTACTTCATCAGGTTTGATTATACCCTCTCTTAAAGCAAGTTTTAAATCCTCGTTCCTAATACCAAATGCTCCAAAACCTTTATTTTTAAGATCTATTATAGTATTTAATGTTGTTTCTTCTGATATTGGGCCTTCTTTTGATATATTAGAATTTAAGATTAAATCTGTTACAGTTAATTCTGATGCTTTTATAGATTTTCCTCCAAGTGTTAAATCAACATGTTCACCGTCTACTTGATAGTAATCATATGTTGACCCAATTACCTTCTTTTGTACTGCTATATTTGCAGCTAAAATAGTATCTTGCTCGTAAATTTCTTTAGGTAACTCTTGGTTTTCATTACTTCTTATTTGTATTTGTATATCTATACCAGGCATTGGACTTCTTCGAGTAGGCGTTTCTTGAAGTTCTTTTAATTTAGCTTTTGCTCGATCGTCATCAATAATTCCTAAGGCTACAGCTCTTCTTAAAGCGATACTGACTCCAGTCTCACCTTCTAACTTATCAGCAATATCTTTATAAATTTTAGGGACATTATCTACCCCGCCCTGACCATCAACCCATGTTTTTAAATTCTTAAGTCGTAGTGAATCTTCTCCACCTAATGCTGTTGTTTGATCTAATATCTCATTTAATTGTGCTGGGCTATTAGCTGCTTGTTCTACTAGTTTTAGTGTTCCATCATTCAATGCCTTCTCACTACTAACTGCTTCTGGTACAGTCAGTGTAGACCCAAAGCCTACGGGAGACATATCCTTAAACGCTTGCAGTTGTTCTTCCTTCGATTTAGAAAAAAAATCTTTAGCATATAAATTGAATTCTGCTGTTGCAAGTTGATAAGCTCTATTTGAATCTTTAAAATCTGTATTCGCATAGTGCTTGTTATACATTAGAAGGTATATATGTTCCAACTCATCTTCAATATTCTTCTTGCGTATACCACCGTATATTGTATTTATTAAACCAGACGGTATATTATTAGAAAAAGTTGACTCGATTAAAGCCCTTATATTTTGTCTTTGTTCGTTACTTAGGATAAGTTTATTACGCTCTTCAATTTTCTTTTTCTGCTCTGCATTAAAAGTTGAAGGTATAGTCTCAGGATTTATGTATATATTATTATCCTGTTGCTGAAGCATTATATGATAATTTAATGTATCATCAAGATTTGAATTTGCAATAAGATTTCTTGTTCTATCACCTAAATCAAAAAAATTTGCATGAACTTCTGCTAATTGAGGTGCATACTTTTTAAGAATTCGTATCTTATCCTCCATAGTTTTAGCATAATATAATTCTTCATCCATAGTGCTACTTATTCTTATAACTGCTGCCTTTCTAGCTATTTCTTTGTCAGTTTTTCTTTCAGTTTCAAAATCATTTACTTCTGCACGGAATTTTCTAACTACTCTACTATTTAACTCTTCAATACTACCTACTTCTTTATCTGTACCTTTAGCTTTAATAGGTCCACTAGACTGCAACATCTGATTAATGGTACTCATAGAGATGTGATTAGGATCAGTAGGGTCTAACTTATATAATTCTAATATTTTATCTAGCTCAAGTCCTAAGAACGCACTCACATCTCCACCTGGATTATCAATTTTAAATTGGTTTATTTTATCTACAAGATAAGTATTTGTGCCTCCTACTGCTACTGATGAATTTATTTCTGAAGCACGGTTTGTTTGTTTTTTAACTTGAAGTTCTTCTGCTTTGATTTTAGCAAATAATTCAAGATCTTCAGATAATTCAGTTTGCCTTTTCTCAAATAAAGGTTTGATTACCTGATGATATAATACTCTATCTCCATAAATTCTTTCTCCATCTTTATCTTTAGCATTTATTAATTCATTTATAATAGCAGCATCCATCTTTTTTCTTATTAAGTCTCTTTCAGTGGGATTATTAGTCTCACTATAAGCTACTTTTTTTGTTACACCATTAACTACTATAGTAAATTTCTTATCATTAAGTTTAGTATATACTAAATCCTTTATATCTGTAGTAAATGGTTTTAAGGAAGCAATTAATGCATTGTTATTATCTAAATCAGAAACAAGAGATGCTGTAATGTAGTCACCCTTATTTTCATAGTTCTGAGAGACTGATGCTATGATGGTTCTAGTTTCTTTACCTAAGTCTCTTTTAGCATCTGCTACATCTTGACTTTCAAAATTTTCTATATCCTTTCTGGTAATATTTTCAATTCTTGATCTTTCTCTTTTATCTTTTATTGCACCTACAATAGCTTGGCCTGCTGGTCCTTCTAAGAATGGGATAAGTGTTTTATCTATTGTATCTGTATTTATTTCATCTGCTTTTTTAATAGCATTTACAATACTATTAGATGCACGTTCGTAATCTTTAACTTGATCTTGTATTCCTTTATTAAAACTATTAGCAAACATTGCTGTAGTATTAATATCCCAATGTTGATCAGTAGTATCTACAGTAGGATTTGTTAATTCACTGAAAGCTGCTCCAACTTTTTTAGTATCAGCTTTACTTTTAGGGGTCGAACTTGTCATGATTTGTAAGCCTCTCCACGTCTAAATATTGCATCCCATGCGGATACGTTACCTGTTCCTATTTCAGAACCTTCTCCATACTGACCGAATGTTCCTGCCTTGGTAGCGGCTCCAGCTAATTGCATAGTAAGATCAAAGGCTTTCTTAGCATTATTATCTGCGACATATGTATGTCCTAGTTTAGCAGCGGTACCTTGATAAGATTTACCAACCGCATCAGAGTATTGGTGTAAAGCTTTTTGGTATGCTATGTGTCCCCTTCGTGTAGCATCTTCACCTGAAACATGTAGTTCTTGTGCGGTAGCTTGAGCTAATTTACCATATAAACCTAATTTTATATTTGTCCTACCCTTTTCAGCTGTAACAGAACCTTCACCAGTTGAACCTTTAATTTTTAAAGCAGCGAATTTAGCTACGTTTTCTGCATTTTTAAAGGTAGCACTTTGGAATGCTTTAATTCTTCTACCGATATTACTAAGAGAAAGTAGATGATTATTCTGTGCTAATTCCTTTAAAATAGTTGTTTGTGTTTCTGAATTATGTCCAGCGTTCCCTTCACTGTAGGAGGAAAACATAATCTTACCTTGTTCGGCAGCTGCCATGTCTTTATTTGGCGTACCGAAGATTGAATTAAATACCATAATGGAATTTTATAAATGTTAATTGCTTAGGTCCGAAAAAAATTTCTTCCGAAAATTTAAAACCTAAAAATTTAAGAAGTTTTAAATGAACCTTATTACGTTTATCAGCAATGTTCCATAGTAAAGGTTCTTTTCTACTTTGGACATATTGTTTAGCTCCTCTAGCGAATGCATGTGGGTACTCTAAAATAACAGGAGTACACACCATCCATATTAAACCATCATCATCTACACCTGCCAGTCCAGCAGTCTTGCCGTTAGGCATCGTGAAATACACGTAGGAGCTTCTGTGAGCAGCGATAGTTAATGCTTCTATAGGATCTATCCCATGACCTTCTTCGATCTCTCTGCGGTCATCTGGAAGTAAGTTAGAGGCTACTTGCATAGCAGCCTCCATAGTGATTGGGTGAATTTCTACTTTAGACACGTCTATAGTACTTTTGTGAGTAATCACCCTCCCAAGACATCGAATGCAATGTAGCTGGAGCTGGGTGACTTGACTTTAATATTATATCTACATTCTTATTCTTCTCATATACTGGTATTGTTTTTACTACTTCTTCTAAGTAAGGAGCATCACTGGCATCATACTCATCTAACTCTGTAGATTCATATATTTCTGTATAAGGATCTTTACCTACTCTATTCAGTGTTGTAGAATAAAGACCTACCTTACCAAAGTTAATATTCAATCTATGTACAATTAAAGAAGCATTTACATCAGCTTTAACTCTACCTCCACCAGCATCTTGAGTTAAATATATTCTAGGGAATTCAACACTGTATTCATATAAATAACCTATATGAACAGTAGCAGAAGACCAATCTCCAGGTACAGTAAAGTCATCATCATTAATGACAGTACATTCTGCATACCTACCTACTCTCGTAGCAGTACTATTTGTATCAACTACCACTAGAGTACCATTAGGTGAAGTTACTTGATCTATCCAATCAGATTGATTAGTAAATGTAGTTTTCTTAGTAGCAGCATCATAGACGCCACTAGCAACAGTAGTATAGTTATCTAAATGTATGAGATAATTTACACTATCTTGATTAATACTAGGATCAGTAGATGCTTGTTGTAAGTTTATACTCTGTAAGAAATTATCTGTATCTAAGAAATAATAGACATCATCTACAATGAAATGGTACTTAATAGGATTATTATGTTTCCATTTAAACCAAGATGACTGAGGTCTTTTATCTCCCATGATAAAGTACTTATAACCTATTACTTCATCACTATCAGTTTGACCGAATAATATTATTGCATTCTCTCTTGAATTAGTTAATAAATCTACATCCTTTGGTAATAATGATGGTACTAATCTACTTGTTTCTACTACAGTTGGTTCAGCTTCTCTTCCTGAGTTAGCCATTTCGTTGAAGCGACTATACTGACCAGAGTTATCTATATAACCTACTGTAGTTCCAAGAGATATAGGAGGTACAACAATATTATAATTATAACTTGATATAGATCTTAACTTAGCTGTGTCTGGGTTTAGCACTGTATCATCAGATGAAAATAAGAATTGCTGATTACTGCTGAATACTACTAAACCTGCGTTAATCTCAACTCCATCATATAAAGCTGATGGTAACATAGAGCTACTAGTTATACTGATAGGATCTATATTAGATATTGCTAATGCTGTGTTAGCCCAGAAATTAGGAGCACCTACAGTTCCAGGTCTACATGAGACACAATACTGTCCAGCTAAAAAGACAAGTCTATTACGGAAGAATAGTACTCTGTTAATTTTTTCTCCTACAAATTTAGGGGCAGGATTAGTTGTATTATCTCCAACTTCTCTATCTGGATATGTGAATTGTTTAACAGTAAATTCAGTAGCACCAGTTCTTTGTATGACATGAGGCATAGTAGCTACATCAAAGCTTTTATCTATACCAGGTTCAGGACATTCTACCCAAGCTCCAGGACCATCTTTACCATTTGTTCCATCAAATCTTAAGTAATAATCATCTTCATCTGATTCTTGAGCATTAGATACTTTTACAATATAACCATCTTTACATTGTCCAGGTAATTCAGATACTGATTGTATAGTACCTTGCATAACTCTCATCAGATCAGGCTCAAGTACTTCTACTTGGAATGCAGAACTCTTAGTTAAATACATACCATTACCTATAACAGTACAAGTTATACCAGTACCAGCTAATTCAGTAATTATACCACCTAATATAGTATCAGCTGTAGCTGCTGTCTCTGCATCAAATGGTGTTGGTGCAGGTCTTACAGCTTTAATATCTGCTTTAACTGGTACATCTTCATGATCCATTACTGTAACTGTATAAGTATAACTAGTTAATGCTTGGTCTAAAGTAACAGTTGTTGCATCAGATGTTGTCCACCCTTCTCCACCATGTAATAATTGTACTCTATTATTGTAAGTACATCTATACCCTGCAGCATCAGGATATTCATCGTCTTGATTACTAGAACCTTGCTGACCTAATGCAGTTATACGGAATGTTAAATTAGTTTTACTACCTGTATTAGTTTCAGATGCTGCAAATACTTGTGTACCAATTCCAGGGCAGTGACCAGTACCATCACCAGTAGCTTGACTATTAGCCGTTATTTTTACTCTTGTAGCTCTAGCGATACTAGTTGTAGTTTCAGAATTATATACATTTAATGCGTATTGTCTACCATTTTGTATTTGTAATAAATCTATAAATGCAAAATGTGTATCTGGTCTTGCTGTTGTAGTACCTGTAAGTGCTACAGTAGTATCTCTATTATTTACAAATGTAGTATCATTGATAGTTAGAAACTGTACATCTTCAGTAGCAGAAGCAGATAGATATGTTTTAATAGCTGACTCTCCTCCAGTACCATAGACCGTAGTCATCTTAGTGCCATCAGAACATCTCCATACATTTAAAGTACCATCTGTTAGTACTTGTCCTATATAAGACCCTTCAGTTTCATCTCTATAATAATGGAACCATGAACCACCACTTCCTACAGAAGCTAGTGGAGCACTACCTACTCTTTTAGAACCTGGTCTTTTATATAAACCATAAGTTATATCAGGTATAGCATTAACTACATTCTTTACTTGACCTGGAAATTTTTGTTGATCTGGTTGTTCAGATATACCACCAGTTCCATAAGTAGGTATAGTTTGTGTTACTCCTGACATTATCTTACTAAATTCCTCCAAGGTTGATATGTATTATAAACAGTATCTTCTGGGAATCCAAACATAGAAGGATTACCTTGATTACATTCATACTCCATACATGTAGCTCTAGATATAAGTTCTTGTTGTTGTAATAATTTAGCTAATTGTGCATTACCTACTAGTTGTGTAGCAGCCCTAGTAGCGGACTTATATATTATATATCTTTGAAATGGTGATGGTAGATCTTCATATGCAAATAATCTAGTTACATCTAAATGTATACTAGTATGATCAGACCAATCGTCTGTGTGATCAAACTTATCATAAAGAAACCCATTTCTTTTTACTACATCATACTGTCTTGCTACCCAACCATTAGTAACATCCATTTTTAATATATCACTACCTATACTTATTTTACCAGTAGTTGCATCTGGTGTATATTCTACATGTTTTTCTTTATTGAAGTGCCAGCCTTCATTCTGTACATCAATATTAGAGTCTCTTAATAAGTTATATATAAATGATACTTCTGGATTGTCAAACACTAAGGAAGTTACAGGTGACTGACCTATAGCTCCCAAGATTGCATTTACAGCGGAGAGTTCGGTCTCGGTATCAGTTGTTGTGGAAGCCATAAAGTTTTATTAATAAAAAAAGAGGAGCCGAAAGACTCCCCTTGTGTGAATAAATATATAGTTAGAATGCTTGTGCAACTCCAGTGTTTGGAGCAATACCTGCAATCAATTCTACAGCAGCAGCTGGGTTTAGAGGTGCAGCACCCATAGCCAAGCGTCCGAGGATAACATCTCCCTGATAAATCACGGATACGTCTCCACTTGTTACTTGAACTTGAGGTCCAATTGCCTCTACACAACCAACGGCTTCTTTCTGGAAGATAAGTCCACAAGAGTTGTCGAACTTGTTTCCTTCA